CCATTCAGCAGACGACATAGGTCGGTTCCAGCCCTGCGCCATACCCAGCCTCGTCAGCTCCTCTTGGTTAGGAATATCACTCTGTCTCTGTACCCGTCTTCCTTCCGGGGTATTTGCATAAATATTCATACCCTCAGCGCGTCCACCTGTTCGGTAAATAGGATCGACCCAATTCGGATCGGACTGGTCAATGGCTGCCATGTTGACACTGCTCCCCTCAGCGCCCAGGTATGTCCCGTCCGCTAGCCGTATGGAAAACCCACCAGGATTCATGTAGAAACTTTCTTGGTCTTGAGGAATCTCTTGCCAGAGAACTGCTCTACCTTCAGAATCTGGTATGCCCTTTTTCCAGTCCGCAATTTGCTTACGCATAGAGTCAACCTGGCTCTTATGCTCTAGCTCAATGATCCTGCCTGTACCACCCACCGGGCCTTCTTGGAATAGCGCCCCTGATCCACTCGTCATTCTAGCCATGACTTTCCCCCTGTTGTTACGGTTGTCCTATGTTGCCGTTAGGACCTAATGCTCCTGGCCTGGGAGTCCCAGGAGGTACCATCGGTCCGGACTGGAAGGGAGTATCCACCCCTGGAGTGGGCCCTGGTATTCCTTGGGCCGCGTTGGGAAGTACCTGTGGGCTGAAACCAGGCTGACTAGCGCCCTCAGGTGGCTTTATGTCGGGTATCTGTAGACCCTGCTGCATCATCTGTTGGACCATCTGCATCCACTGAGCCTGCCAGTATTGTGCCCCTTCATCACCCCGTTTGGCTAGAGCGTCAGCGAACCTGTGCGCCTGTACCAACGGGTGCATGGAGGCCATCTCCTGCAAGATGGTATCCATGTCCTGGTCCGAGTCCTGACGGTCCAGGTAGGACTCCCTGATGTCGTAGTCCGACATGAGGGGTACCCCGGTTGGACCTGGGGTACGGAGAGCATTCGCCAGTTGTATCTTGGCGGCGTCGTCCTCCGGCAGTTGTGGGCGCAGCGTGATCTCAAGCTCAGGGAGTTCCCTTATCATGTCCGGGGTTATATTGGCCACGAACCACTTACGGTTCCCTCCCTGTCCTGAGAGCTGCATACCACCCTGCCCAAAGGCCCCACTCACGAACTGGTCGCACCACATATTTGTGATGGACTTTATGGCCAGCTCTTCCGCTTCAGCAGCCGATAATACCTTGTCTGCCGGTCCAGACTTCAAGAGACTCATGGCGAAGCCGGATATGGCTGCCGGAGTCTCACCGTGCATGATGACCGGGAAAGCTCCCCGCTGCATCTCACCTTGTACCACGGTCATGTAAGGTATCAGGTCAGGGGCGGAGCGTAAGAAGTCGTAGACTATGAGTTCTTCACCGTCAGCCAGCGGTATCTCAGCACCGGACCGGAAGGGGTCCCCTTCAACTAGCTTCACACCGTCACGGGAGCGTATCCCAAAGACCGGCTTCAGGCTCCGGCTGACCAGGTTCTTCATCACACTCATGTTGAAGTTATGGGTTTCCCATATCTCCCGGTCCTCAGAGAAGATCGACTCACCGTACTCGGCCAGCATGTCTCCCATCTGGCTGCTCTCGAAACTTCCCCCAGTGGTCATGTCAACGGACTGGACCGGAGGCTGTAACGGGTTGGCTATGACCCACCCAGGTACCCTTGGGATACCGTACCCGTCGGTCATGCCGTGTCTCTCGTTCTTGACCGGGGTATCTTTGGCATCGGGTATGACTACTATGTTCTTCTCTTCGTCGTAGTAGTCATAGACCATGAGCACCTGGTCCTCCATCGACTTATCAGACCTGGGCAGCTTCCACTCATCTTCCACCGCCATCCTGATAACAGCGTAGCGCCGACACATCCACGCCAGCCCCTCAGAACCATACTCCCACGTCACCTCTCTAGGGTCCCAAGGTGTAGCGTCCGCCCAGACCCGTCCTTCCCTTTTGGATAGTACACACCTGCCCGCCGTGTAACCACGGATGAGCAGGTGGAAGGACATGGCCCGCCTAAGAGGTACCATCCCCATGCGGACCAGCCTTTCATCATTGGACTTCAGGTTCCCGATGGCGAACTGCTCTTTGGCGTTGTCTTGCTCCCGGCCTTCCCTAGGATCGTTGTTCTGAGGGCACCGGATGGTCATAGAAGCGCCACCTAGAATCGCTATAGCCTTCCTAGCGAAGGTCTTGGGCTCATTTGAGGTGAATACTTCGTACCCGGCCTCCATACCTTCGTAGGTCCTTAGGTTCCAGAGATTGTAATCATCGTCCATACGTTCTCTGAGCCTGCTCGTGTCCAGTATCTTACGTTCTACCTTGTCGATTATGTCGTCTGATATAGCCATGCCTATCCTATCAGTGCTGGACTATCTTTATACTGGAATTACCCATCGACCTCACGTAGCCGAAACGGTCCACCAGCCCGTACCCCAAGGCTTTTATACCGTGGTTGTGTTTATCTTCCGGTACATTACCATATACCTGCCCGTCCCGGTCCTGTTTCCACCGGTATACACGGGTCTGTCCATCAAACGGGTCCGGGTAGGCCCCGAAATTACTCAATATACCCTTCATGGACGGATCGAACACCACTCCAGGCTCCTCGGTCAGCGGATCGAACTTCAATGTGTACTTTATCCGGTCATTGACATCATTGATACCCCTCACCTTGGAACTTCTAAGCACTATACCCGTCTCTTTCAGCCACACCTCGGCCACCGACGACATATGGTGGTGCTGGTCCCCGTATATATCCTCAGTCGCTATGAGCCCCGGACCACTGGTATCGGTGGTCCGCTTCCAAAAAGGGAGTCTCCGGCATATATCTATCACATCTAGGGCTATCTTTCCCCTCTCATATATCTCATGGAAGCCCCTCATCTGACCGTTCACGTACTGGAAGAACTCATAGGCACAGGCATCGCTGTAACCGGGGTCAACCCACATATAGACCGGAAGATCAGGATTGTACTGGACCGGCTTTATGTGTATATCTGGCCTGAACTCAGGGAATACCAACCCAGAAGGCGCTACAGGTTCACCTGCCACATGCTCCGAGAACAGATCGGGAGGCATCTCCCGCTCCATCCGCAGTATCTCCGGGTCCTCCCTCCCTTCAGGGAATATATGCAGGTTGGTCCAACTGGGCAGAGAGAATGACTGGGAATCCCCGGTACCGTTCCTCCAAGCCTGGAAGAACTTGGGGTACCAGCCCAAAGACCTTTCCATAGTACCGCCCAGAGCCACCCAGCCTCTCTTCTCCGCCACCCGCTCGATCATCCGGTAGTATGAATCCAAATCTATCTGGGACGCTTCACAACCCAGTACACCGTCCACAGCATGACCCACCAGAGATTTGGGATCATCCGCCGATTTAGTCTCGATCAGCGTCCCATTCTTCAACTCGATATACCCAGGATCGACCCTCTTAGACGCTTTCTTCAGCAGTCCCACCCTGCTGGTCATATCCACCAGATAGTTAAATTCAGGCTTGGTCAACGGATAGTTCTGCCCCACCAACCAGAACAACTGCTCCTTCCGCCAGTCCATCCGGCTCATCAGTATCATCGACAGCACGAAAGACTTACCGCCCCGGACCCCGCCACAGATCAGCATTATCCGCCGCAGCGACCTCAGTATCTTCCACTGCTCCTTGGTGGGAACCACCTTCAGCATCTGCAACATGGTCGCCAGCACACCGTAGCCTTCCTCGATCAATCTAGCTACAGCAGCCTCAGACAGTACCTTGTCAGCTATCACCATTCTTTCTCACCAGGAACGGGACGACCAGTGCGTTTACATACATGGGTCATCCCGCTCCTTCCTCATTATGATCCTATGAGCGAATCCTGTCATCATCACTGTCGATAACGACAACCCTATCACATATATAGACCACACAGGCAAAGGCAGGAACCTCCCTATAGACAGCAGTATCGTATCCTCCACCATATGGATCAACACCATGACGGCAGCTATAGACACAACGGTGCCCCTAGGCGTCTTCATATATTAGTGGGCTCTCTAGAGGGGAATGAGAGTATGGCCTTCGGGACATAATAGCCTTTTCCAGAAAAAATGCTGTTGGGGTTAGATTATATATACTACAGGAACAGGCTAAGCCTTGCTGGGGGTATCATCCCAAGGCATCAACTCTGGTGTAATTTCCTCTATAGTCTCAATCTCTATAGCTTCCGATTCTTTCTCTAGTCTCAATTTATCCTGTTGGTTAGTTATACCAATGATAGCTGAGAGTACCGAATCATCTACGCCTAGCATGGTAGTATCCCGCCATTGGTTATAGGTATTGTTAGCTGCTATCAATAGGGTATCTGTGCCTAGATTACCTTTAGGATTCTCCAACCTATCCCACGTTAACTCTAATAACCAGTCTGCATGCTCGTTTTGTGCTTCTCTGTACTTTTCTCTAAAGCCTTGAATATCGTTCTTTTCCCATAGCCTAACTGTCTCCCTATGTAATCCCGCTATTTGACAAGCTTTTTTAATGGTTCCGGTTTTAGCGAATGCTTTACAGAATGTCTCTTGTGTTTTACTGATCCTCTGTACTTCCAATCCCATAGCTAATAATCCACCTTCCCACTAAATTTTAACAAATATCCAGAAAATTGGGCACTTTCTTATATTTTGATTAAAGTCTGTGCCTGAAATGGGTTTGACATTGGCGTATAAAAGAGTATACTTAGGCTACATTCAATTTAATGAGGCTTAAGGTAATGGCACGCTCTCCAAGTGGGAAACGTTATCAGGCATATAGAGAATCTATAGAGATTCTTGAGACTCGTAAAGCTATAGCCTACGAAAGAAAGCTGGGCACGCATTCCAAGTATATCAATGCTGGACGTGATTCGGCACCATTCGGAAGCTATAGATGGCGGAATCTATGCCTGAACCTATCTAAGCCTGATTATAGGAGTAAAAAAGCTATAACCATTAAGAATTAGCTAGTAGCTAGTCACCAAATGGGAAGCGCCCAATATAGCGCTATTTTGATTGTACAATCAAAATCTGAGCCTAGATTATAGGCTTAATTAGGAGATTGTGATGTTTGGATACTGTAAAGGGATCTATGTTGCATATTCTAGTCCAGCGAAGTTTTCTTGTGACTGGACAGAATACGATAAAAACGATAACGAAATTAGGATTGAATTAGTGCCTGGCTATTATAGTCATGGTATCTGTCAAGGTTGCGTGGACGATGAACGGTACAATCTAGATTTTGAATCAGCAAATATATTAGATATGCAGGAGATTGGATATGCCTAGCTCTACGTGGTCAAGGAAAACATATGAATTGGTAGCAGACATATTGGCGGAAACATTCAATAAACCCACTCACGGTAAACCATCAAAAGTGGATGTATTCACGCTGATACAAGCGTTTACTGTGGAATTTCAAATGGATAATCCTAGATTTGACGCTGACAGATTCAGAAAAGCGGCTACGGCAAAATTGATAGAAGATGGAGTCTGGCTATGATTACCAAACGACAAGCTATAGACGCTATTGATTTTCACTACGTAGGCTACCACGAGTGTACTCGTAAGGTTGGACCTAGAGGAGGGATCAGAGAAGCTATCACAAGTGCAAGGCGTAATGGCAAAACGCGGACTTGGAAAACCAGACCAGACGATTTCAAAGTACCAGTCAAACACGGCTTACATGATTATGCCTACGTAACCCAAGACAACGCTCACCAGTGGCATACCAGAGAAGATTGTCCACTAGCTTAAAAGCCTGATTCAGAGGCTGAGAATCTCAGCCTCTCAGACGGGCCTTTAATAAAAATCTACAAGGCCATAGGAGATAGCATGTCAGCAGTCACAAAGTTATATGCAATACAAGGTGAAATTCACAGGGCTAAACTTCAGAACTATGAGAAAACAAAGCTAATTAAAGACCTTGCCACCGAATCATTTCGAGAAGAACCATGGGAATGTGAAAAACGAGAAGGTAGGCGTGGTAAATGCGCCTGCTTTGACTGTCAGCCCATGACTATGGAAGAAGCCTGCATTAGGTATCTGGCAGGTGAACGAGTTGAGTTTAAGTACATAGGGTAGTTAAAAGCCCACTTTAGAGACTGACACTTTCAGTCTCTAAGGCGGGCTCTTAATCCAAATCTAGTGAGCCTAGGAGATGGAACCATGTTAGAAGAACTATTAGACATTATCTATGAGATAGACATACTGCCAGAACTACCAACCTTAGATGAAGGAGAAGAATA